AATGGTCCAGATGCGTTAGCAATTAACGTATATAGAACATCGGGTGCTGGATCAGTTAACGGTACGGTTACACTGCGTTGGTCAGAAGCTCAAGCGTAATTATTTCTTTTCAGGATTGTCTTTTTTTAATTGGCTATCGCCTTTTATAACTCTATAATTATCTTCAGAATGATCAGGTGTACTAACTTCGGATACGCTACCATGATCAGATACTAATTCTAATTGATGAGGCATTAATGGTGGATTGTACCAAGTTTCACCTTCTTTAAATTCTTTAGTATATAAGGTTGCATCTTTAGTATCAATCCAATGTAATTTGAATACTCCACTATTACAAAACCAAGTTTCATCTTTGTCTTTATGAAAATGCATACTAAATTTTGCACCTTTTTTAGTAAAGACCATAATTTTTCCACAGTATTTGTCGCTGGATGCCCATATTAATTCATAGCCCCAACCCATTTCTCTTTTACCTAGTTTATTGATCATCGATAAATTCCTTAACTGTTTTCCAATTAATGTCTATATGTTTATTTAATTTTGTTAAATCGGCGCAAGTATAAGTTTGATATTGTTTGCTTAAATTTGCTGGCATAGGTATTGTTTCTAATTTGGCATTGTATTTTTCAGCAATAATTTTAGCTATTCTTAAAAAACTAGTAGACTTACCAGTACCTACATTAAAAATACCACTTGTATCTGTTGTTAACATTTGTTCATGTACTTTACATATATCACTTACACAAACAAAATCTCTCATATAATTTTCACTATTTTCAAAAATTTTAATTACTTTATTTTCTTTAGCTTGTTTTGTAAATTTAGTTATAGGTGACGCCTGATCTTTTTTATCTTCTTCATGAGGACCATACACATTAAAATATCTAAATCCTTGAACAAGAATTTGAAATCCATCTTTATCTACAGATTCTACAAAACGATCAAAGAAATATTTGCTCCATGCATAAGCATTCATAGGATAAACAGGACCTTCTTCATTAAAATTTCCTGTAGTTCCATATACACTAGCAGAGCTGGCGTATTGAAAATTTGTTCCCATAGTATCACATAATTGTAACAACCTCATACTAAAGTCATAATTTTGTTTCATTATTTTGTTTACATTTGTTTCAGTAGTTTTAGAAATTGCTCCTAAATGAATTATCCAATCATATTTTGATGGATCCGGAAAAGAATTTTCTATATAATCATAACCTTCTACAGTATGTCCTTTAGTTTGTAAATATGCAAACAAATTACGTCCTATAAATCCTTTATATCCTGTTATTAAAATATTCATTAGTATCCGTCTGTTTGCCAATCTCTAGTTAATTTACATATTTCTTCTGGTATAACCAAATAAGAATATTTGCTATCTGGAATTGGTACAAAATTAATATTAATTGCTATTCTAACTTTTTCATCTGTACAAGTAGAGCCTGAATGATTTAGATAGCTAGGAAAAATAACCATTGAATTTGCAACACTAGGTGTTTGTACACCATTTTTAAATTCAGTATATCCATTATTAGTATTAACATAAAATATTGCTGTAAGTGAGCAAGGATGAATAGTATCTACATGGTATCCGTGAACAACTACTTTATCTGTTTTTGGAATAAGATTAGCTTTAATTCTAACAAAGTTTATTGGATTTAAAACTGCAAAAATTGGCATTAAAATTTCCCAATTTTGTTCTGGAGTAACAATTCTACTATGTTCTTGAAATTGATGCACAAATTGTTGTTGATATTCTGATGTACCCGGTTTTGCCATAGCATCTCCTACAACATAATCATAATAGTACCAAGGAAAACTTTTATCCATTATTCTATTTCTTAATTTTTCAAAATCTTCAGTACTTAATACATCATTAACAGTTATAATTTTATCTTTCATTTTTAATTTTCTCTATTATATCACTTGTAGAATGTCCTTCTATTCTTGAAAAAATTTTGACGTCTGCAAGTTCATTTCCTATTACTGTTTCTACAGTCCAATCACCGCCTTTTACTATAATATCTGGCATAATTTCTTTCATAAGATTGTGTGGATTATCTTCTTCAAAAACTTTAACTTCATCTACCCACGGTAACATCATTAATTGTTTAACTCTTTTATCAACATCATTAATAGGTCTATCAGGACCTTTTATTTTTTTAACACTAGCATCACTATTAATTCCAACAATTAATTTTTTACCTAAACTTTTTGCATATTTTAATAATTCTAAATGACCTATATGTAAAATATCAAATACTCCATTAGTAAAAATAACTCCTTTTTGTAAATCATTTAAAGTAACAGGAACAACACCACGTTGTTCTACATTTCTAGCTGATGCCATACACGCTAATTTACAACATTCAAATACATTAATATCTTTGGATATACCATAAGCTAATACACTTAAAAATGTATCTCCTGCACCTGTGACGTCAGCAACATCTTTTGCTTTTTCTTTTAATAATTGATATTCACCTGTAGTAGATAATACATGAGCACCATTACTACCATCTGTAACTATTAACCATGTCCATTGATGATCTCGCATAAATTTAAGAGCATCACTAATTGAAAATACACCATTCCATTCTTTGTATTCTTTCATATTTGGTTTAACAATATAAGCTCCATCATAGGTATCTGCACTTTGTTTTGGATCAACTATTACATATTTTGTTTTTTCTAATAATTTAGATATTGTATCTTTTTTAATAACGCCTTTATTATAATCACTAACAATTACTATATCATTTTCATTACAGTCAACGGTAATTTCATTAGAATAATTTTCTTCTTTATCTAATCTTAATACGTGTTTACCACCTTGACCTATTATTCTAGTTTTAGTAGTTGTAACAGAATGATCATAATTTAATTTAGGATGTATTTCTTGTGTCAAAAATAATTTTATTAATTTTTTACCTGAGTCATCTTGTCCTACTGCACCATATAATTCACAAAATATTTTTAAATTTGCAATATTAACTGCAACATTTCCAGCACCACCTATACTATATCTTTTATTTTGTTCTTTTAAAACTAATACAGGTCCTTCAGGTGAAACTCTATTAGCTTGACCTTCTACCCATACATCTAGCATAATATCACCAATTATTTTAATCATGTTATAAATTTAACCATTTTAAAAACTGTTTCTAATTTTGTTTGATTAGTTTTATTTTGTAATGTTTTTCTTAATCCTTGATGCAAAGGCTTTGGCCATCTACCAAAAGTCACCCACGAATATCCGTCGTGTTCTTTGTTTAATTTAGGAATAAATTCATTTTTGACTAAACAGAGATATGTATGATATAAGAAATTTTCATCATTACTGATAAAAGTTTCCATTGGAATAGTTTTAATAATTTTTTGGTCACCTATCTCTTCTTTAATTTCTCTTTTTAAACCTACCCACGCATTAGAATCAGTAGTAGTTGTACCACCAACTAAACCCCAAACATGGTTTTGTTTGCTTTGTGTTCTATGTAATAATAAAAAACGTTGGGTGTCTAAAGTATAGAAAAGTGCTCCGCAACCAATTATTCTCTGGGTCATGTAAATAATTATCTTAAAGAGAGATGTTCCAGGTTCCTTTACGATATTCGCCTTCGAAACTTAATAACCAATTTGTGCCATCCCATTTATATTGAATGCCTGTATTAAGGTTGGTAATATAGGTAGGTGTAAATGCTGTTGAATCATCTAAATTATTAGCACTTGCATTAAAAATTATTGTCCAATCTGTTCCATTCCATTCTACAATATCATTAGCTTCTGCTATAAAGTCTCCTGCATTACCTTTCCATGCATCTGGACCGTCTTGATTTCCTGCATCTCCTACAGGTCCTAGTAATAATAATCTTTGACCTGCTACTTTTGTAGTTGATGGATTATAAGTTGATGGATCTATTATAAAATCTACTGTACCTTTTGCGTCTGCATATCCTTGAATAACAGAGTCAGTAGGAATAGAATCTGTGTCCCAATTTACAATTAATTGATTTTCATTTAAAGTGTTTACTGCAAACGTTCCAGTAATTCTTGTGCTTACATCTTTTCTATTCAAATATAATGTACTAATTCCTGCTTTGTAATTTCCTGGTAATCTATCTAATAAAGAATTCCAATTTACATTTCCTACAACACCTTTTTCTATTATTTGTGCAATATTATTCATTACAAGTACATCATATTGAATGCCTGTAGTTCCTACAATACTATCAACATCTGGTTTGTAAGCAACACTAGTATCAATTTTACCGTCAGCTGTTTTAACAATATCTGCTTTAATACTTTTAGTATAATCATCTTGATATGCTTGTAATTCAGGCATTGTTTGACTAAGGTCAATATTACCTGTTTTTTCATTGTATATGCTAGTAATAATTTGAGTTACTACTCCTAATTTTTTAACTTTAGTTGGCGGACTTATCCAAATAGGTGTTGTAAATCCTAAAGTAGCTACATCTATTTCACTTTCTGTTCCAGTTGGAATTGTTCTTCCACTAAATTGTACACTTGTTAAATCTACTACACTTAAACTAGTCCAATCAATATAATTGTCTGTAGTTTGGATTTCTAAACTTGGATTGAATAACATCATAACTTGTTCTAAAATTTGTAATTTTTGTTCTGTGTTTGTGGACCATATATCACAACTTACTCCTAATGTATAAGGCGTAGGCATTAATCTTTCAACAGTATAATTTGCTCCTTGAACATTTAAATATTCTTTTCCTGATTCATCATATTTTCTTTCTCTTACGTGAATTTTGCTAACGTAAGTAGCATCTGCTAATCTGTCTCTAGCCATTTCTAAATTAGTAATGTATATTGCCATTCTTGGAGCTGATGGGATTTTATTTTCTGAATTATCTCTAACAATATGAGCAACTTGTCTAGTCATATCTCCGTACATAACAGGTATTTGTCTTAAAACACCATCACCATCTTTATAGCTAAAGTTACTCATTAGTCTAATAATTTGAGTTATGTATCGTCTAATTTGTCCGTCGTAAAAAAATTGCATTATTTCTTCTCTAATTTAAATTTTTCATTTGCTTTTTTATTTGTTGGTTCATAAAAAGTTCTAACTTTACCCATATATTTTCGAGTAACTTTTTTAAGTCCTACTGCTTTTTCTGTGCCCGGTATAGGAATACCCCACACGCCTCCTAAAAATTCTCTAAGTCTCATTAACTATCTGCCTTAGGTTTAAGTGCTTTAGACAAACTTTGTCTTTCAGGTACTGATTTTCCACCTATTGTATTAGTTGCTGTATTATTAACAAACCCTGTCTTCATTGTATTTCTTGCATCTGTATTAGTTAGTGTCATACGTAATGCATCTTCCATTTTAATCCATCTTGAACCATCAAATCTAAATAATCTATTTGGTAAAAAGTCAGTTCTTAAATAATAATCACCTTTAATAGATCCTGTTGGGAAAGTAATTCCATGACCAAATACTTCACCATTAGGTGCAAGACCATCACCTAATAAGTATCCATCATACCCTTCTCTTTCAGGTGTTTGATGTACTCTATCTGCTAATTCATTTTGTGTACTAGCATCTAACGTACTTGTATCTGTTGTAACAAGTTCGTTTCTACCTTGTTTATCTACTTGTAATGTATATAAATGACTAGTTTCATATCCACTTTTTTTAGTATCTGCTTCTGCTTGAGCAACAACGGCATTATTAATTTGCATTTCTTTTTCATAAGTGGATAATACATCTCTTAATGTTTGACTTGATCCTTCTTCTGCAGGTAAATCTAGTATGCCTTTAAATTCTTGACTGTCTACTATTTGTTTTAATTTTACTCTATATAAATGAGGATACCACGATACACTAAATCCTTCTGCCGCCCTGCTTATATCTTCTACTACATAGTATCTTTTTAATGCTAAATTAAAATCATTTAAGGCGTGTTCATCTTTAAGATGTGGTAATTCGAATACATCTCCTGGCATAACTTTTCTACCTAAAGTTTCTACAGATGTAGATATAGGAATAGTCATAAACAACGTATCATTTTGTAAAAATAATCCAAATTGACTCATATCAAAGTCAATATCTTGTACGTTGTAAATGCCTCTTAATTGATAAATGCTAGAATCATATTTTCTGTCCCTGTTTTCAAGGAATAACATATCTTGAATATTTGTTTCTTTAACAGCATTATACCTTGGTTGGCTAGATGTAGCATCTGCTTCTTCAGGATTCTTAGGTCCAAGGTATTTGTGTACAAATACATCAGTACCACCCACAGTAAACATCTCATTAACTGTTTTATCTAGAAAAGCGTAATCATGGCCCTTCTCTGGTTTATATAGACTAATTCTTGGCATATGTTATATTTATTCATAGCAAGGTCCTTGATAAATATCTATAGAGACATATAAAATGGCAGATTTAGCAACACAAAAGCAAGAAATCTTTGACTACGTATACAATATGCTAGGTGGTGGTATGGTAGAAGTAGAGCTAGATCCACCTCACTATGAGACAGCTTTACAGGATTCACTTGATAGATTTAGACAAAGATCCGACAATTCAGTGGAAGAAAGCTATATGTTTCTACCTACAGTAATAGACCAAAACGCATATACCTTAGGACAAGAAGTAATAGAAGTTAAAAAAATATATAGACGTTCAATTGGTTCTAGAACAGGTGGTGGAGACGGTGGTACACTATTTGAACCATTCAATTTAGCATACACAAATACATACTTGTTGGCAAGTACAAATATGGGTGGACTATCAACTTACAACTTGTTTACACAATATCAAGAACTTGTAGGAAGAATGTTTGGTAGCTTTATTGAATTTAAATGGAATACTACAACCAAAGAATTAACATTATTACAGAGACCTAGAGCAGAAGAAGAAATTCTATTATATTGCTATAATTATAGACCTACTACAGAATTATTAAATGATTATCTTGCTAAAGAATGGCTTAAAAGATATACTCTAGCATTATGTAAAATGGCACTAGGACAAGCAAGATCTAAATTTGCCACAATAGCAGGCCCACAAGGCGGTGCCGCTTTAAATGGTCCACAACTTATTCAAGAAGCACAATCCGAAATAGAAAAACTTGACGAAGAGCTAAAATTACAAGTTGGCGGCGGTCAAGGATATCACTTCACAATTGGTTAATAATAACATTTGACATTATAACTATTATCCGTTATAGTATTAAAATGATTATCGGTATTTGTGGATTAATGGGTAGTGGTAAAGATACAATAGCTAACCATCTTATTCAAAAACATCAATTTAAAAAAATCTCATTCGCAGACAAATTAAAAGAGTCTGTTGCTACGATGTTTGATTGGGACAAAACTATGCTTGACGGTCAAACAGATGAAAGTAGACAATGGCGTGAACAACCAGATGAATATTGGTCTAAAGAAGTAGGTAAATCTATTACTCCAAGATTTGTATTACAAAAATTTGGTACAGAATGTATGCGTGATAATTTTTATGACGGTATATGGGTTAGTATGACTAAAAAGAAAATTTTAGATAATCCTAATTCTAGCTGGGTTATTCCTGATGTTAGGTTTGAAAACGAAGTTAAAATGATTAAAAGTATTGGTGGTCAAGTATGGTGGGTAAGAAGAGGTGAATTACCTACATGGTTTAGAGTTTATCAAGATATAGGTGTTGAACCTAAAGATGTACACCCTAGTGAATGGTCTTGGGCAAAAGCAGACTTTGATAAAATTTTAGATAATAATTCTACAGTAGATGGTCTTAGAAATCAGGTACAAGATCACCTTGTTTCCATTTAAATCCTTGTTTGTGTAAAGTTCTTTGACAGTTAGCACATACCGTTTTAAGGTTTTTAAAATTACAATTAGTTAAATGTCCGTCAATATGGTAAACATTAAATTGTTCTGTTGAGTCACTTTTATATCCACACTTATCGCATTTTGCTTTCATACGGTATCCTGCATTATACCATTTAGGCATTCCATGACTTGTTCCCCCATACCTAATACAAGCTTCACATTTTCTTCTGTAAAACGTTATACCCTTTTTACGATAGTTAATTGCACAAGGATTCCTACGACAATAGTTACATAAAGGTCTCATATAACGTATTTACCTGCCCTTTTCAGGCCCTTTTCTAGACATAATTATAGCTTATATTTTGTTGATATAGTATAAATAACGTTAACAATAGAAATATTAAGCAGGAGATTATAAAATGGCATTAGTTTCACCAGGAGTACAAGTAAGCGTAATAGACGAAAGTTTCTATACACCGGCCGAACCAGGCACGGTGCCAATGATATTTGTGGCAACAGCACAAGATAAAACTTCAAGTTCAGGTACAGGTACAGCAACAGGTACATTAGCCGCAAACAACGGTAAAGTTTACCTAATGACGTCTCAAAGAGAATTAGCTGAAACATTTGGTGATCCAGTATTCAAAAAAGATGCTAACAATAATCCTATACACGGTGGTGAATTAAACGAATACGGTTTACAAGCGGCTTACTCATACTTAGGTGTAGCCAACAGAGCATACGTGGCAAGAGCGGCAATTGACACAGGTCAACTAGAAGCAAGTGCTACAATGGCAACTGCAGATCCTGAATCAGGAACTTCCTGGTTAGATACTGCAAGTACAGATTATGGTATGTTTTCTTGGAACAGTAATGCGTCATCTACTACAGGTGGTCAAACATACACAAAAATTTATCCAACAGTATTAACTGATACTACACATCTTTCAGGTGGAGACGGTTCAATTCCTAAAACTTCATTTGGTGCAGTAGGTGATTATGTTGTTAATGCTACAACTTCATACAATGACATTTATTTCAAAAGATATGATAATACTTGGGTTAATGTAGGAACACCGGCTTGGAAAAAATCCCAAGCTACAGTAACAGGTACAGTAGCAAATCCTACAGTTACAAACACAGGAACATTTGTAGTAAATGGTTCAACAGTTACATCAGGTGGTACTGATGTTGATGCAGTTGTTACTGCAATTAATGCCGCGGCAATTACAGGAGTTACTGCTAAAGCAGTAGCAGGTAAATTAGAAATTTATAGTGAAGGAACTGGCGGTGGTGGTTATGCAGATACAGTTGTTATAGCAAACGGTGGTGGTAATGCAGGATTAGAAACAGAATTAGGAATTACAGCAAGTACTTACAACTTGCCTAGTGCGAATGTTCAAGCTCATACTAGTGTTCCAAATTTCAAAAATCCAGCTGGTGGAAATAGTTCTTCAACAGGAAGACCATCAGGTTCAATTTGGATTAAAACAACAACTCCTAATTTAGGAGCAAATTATAAAATCAAAAAATTCAATGCAACTACTAAATTATGGGAAGATTTAACATCACCTTTATATTCAAGTGGTAACAATGCTATCTACAATTTAGATAGAGTTGGCGGTGGAAAAAATCTTGCTGTTGGTACAAC